CTCCGGGACGGGGCGATCGGGGGGCTCTCCTTCGGCTATCGCGTGCGGGGGAGCGTTGAAGGAACAACTCGTGAACTTACAGATCTCGATTTGGTCGAGGTGTCGCTGGTGACCTTTCCCATGCAGCCCAAGGCGCGGGTGCATGCGGTGGCGGAGGAATAGCCGCTTCGAAATTCCACTTCCCGTTCGTCCCGAGCGTAGTCGAGGGACGTGGAGACGTGTCTCGACTTCGCTGGACACGAACGGGTTTTCTTCAATGTGGAGGATAGCGAATGTACGAGACGAAAGCCGATGCGCTCGAGGCGAGCTTCGACCAGGCTGGTAAGGCCGAGGATGTGGCCGAGCTGCGCGCCGAGATGGCGGCGTTGAAGGCGCGGATGGATGAACATGCGGTGGCGGCGGCGCGGCCGGCGTTGAGTGGGGCGAAGGGGGACCAGAGCCCGGAGCGGAAGGCGTTTGTCGATGCCTATCTGCGCAAGGGCGTAGAGGGAGGCATCGAGCTCAAGAGCTTCCAGGGGACGAGCGATGCGGCCGGCGGCTATGCGGTGCCGCGCGAGATCGATGCTTCGATCGATGCGGCGTTGGTGGCGGTGTCGCCGATCCGGACGATCGCCAATGTGGTTAAGGTTGGATCGGCCGGCTATCGCAAGCTGGTGACGACCGGGGGGGCGCCTTCGGGCTGGGCTTCCGAGGGTGGCGCGCGGGAGGAGACGGCGACGCCCACCTTCCGCGAGGTCGCGCCGCCGGGGGGCGATCTGTTCGCCAATCCGGCGGCCAGCCAGGCGATGCTCGACGACGCCTTGTTCGATGTCGAGGCGTGGCTGGCGGACGAGGTGGCGCGGGAATTCGGGCGGGCCGAGGGCGCAGCCTTTGTTGCCGGCGACGGGACGAACAAGCCCAAGGGGTTCACCACCTACACCACGACCAATGAGGCGGATGCGGTGCGCGCCTGGGGTTCGCTGCAATATGTGGCGAGCGGGGCGGCGGGGGCGTTCGCCGCCTCCAACCCGCAGGACAGGCTGATCGACCTGGTGCAGAGCCTGCGCTCGCCCTACCGCCAGGGCGCGGTGTTCGTGATGAACTCGGCGACGCTGGCGGTGATCCGCAAGTTCAAGACCAGCGACGGCGCGTTCCTGTGGGCGCCGGGGCTGGCGGTGGGGCAGCCGGATACGCTGCTCGGCTACCCGGTTGTCGAGGCGGAGGACATGCCGGATATCGCGGCCAACTCGCTGTCGATCGCGTTCGGCAATTTCAAGGCCGGCTATCTGATCGCGGAACGGAGCGAGACGAGCATCCTGCGCGACCCGTTCACGCATAAGCCCTATGTGCATTTCTATGCGGTGAAGCGGGTGTCGGGCGGGGTTTCGAACTCCGAGGCGATCAAGCTGATGAAGTTCGCGGCGAGCTAAAGCTCCGCCTGCTCCAACCTGCCCCATGCCCCGTTCGTGTCGAGCGAAGTCGAGACACGCTCACGCAACGTCCCTCGACTTCGCTCGGGACGAACGGGCGCGGGTATCTTTATTCAGGCATATCAAGGAAAACCAACGATGGCGGACCCTTTCAAGAGTTCGGTCGACAGCCCCCTCATGACCGCGAAGCGGTGGATCACGGTTACGCCCAATGACGGGGCGGACCTGCCGGGGGGCACGCCCAAGGCGCTGTGGGTGAATGGCAGCGGCAATCTCTCGCTGGTGGGCGAAGATGGCAATGCGGAGACCTTCGCCGTGGTGGCCGGCGCGCCGATCGACCTGAGGCCGGCGCGGGTGCGCGCGACGGGGACGACGGCGACGGGCATCAAGGCCCTCTACTGATGGCGGGCGCTCGCTACGGCTATGCGCGGGGGCGGCGGGCGGCGGTGCCCGCGGTGCCTTCGCTCGCCCCCTATACGGGGATGGTGGCGACCAAGTGCCGGATTCCCTATACGTCGAACAGCACCAACAAGCAGTTCAACAGCCGCAGTCATCATCGCGCGCGGGCGAGTATTTCCTCGCTGCAACTGGTGCTGCCTAATTGGTATTGGGAATATCTGTCGACACGGCTGGAAACCAATCCGGGATCGTCGGCGACGGTCTCCGCCTCGATCGAATATCCGGCGGGGACATTCACGCAGGTGCTGTTCGGCGGATCGGCGAACGGGACGATCGCGAACGGAGGGAATATCACCAGCGACGCGGTGAGCGTGGCTATCCCGGACGGAGCGGACTTCTGGGTGAGGGTGTGGTTCCGCACGACCGGATCGATCATATTCGTGGGGCGGCTCAACAGCACGGCCTATAGCTGCGTCGATGTCGGGAACGGCGAGGCGATGGAATATGGCGTCACCGTTTCCGACAAGACGATGTCGGGGACGATCACGGCGACCACGCCCGGCGACACCGGGCCGATGTACTATCCGGTGGGGATCATCGGCACGACGACCAGGCCCGCGATCTTCATTGATGGCGACAGCCGGACCTGGGGCTTCTGGGACCAGCATGATGCAAGCGGCGATTTCGGCGAGATCGCGCGATCGATCGGGCCGCATTATGGCTATGTGAATGTCGGGAGCTGGGGGGAAGGCTTCGCTTCGGCCAATGCCGCGGGCAATTATTCGAAGCGGATCGCGATGCTTTCCTGGTGCAGCCATGTCGTTTCGGCGCGTGGCATCAACGCGCTGCGGCAGGGAGGCGAGAACAAGTCGGCGGCGACCGTGCAGGGCGAGGCGCAGACTTTCTGGGCCAAGTTTGCGGGCAAGCCCGTCTGGCATACGACCCTGATCCCTGTATCGGCAAGCAGCGACAACTGGGCGACGCTGGCGAACCAGACGCAGAACGCGCAGGCGGCGCAGATCGCGGCGTTCAATGATTATGTGCGCGGGCGGCCTTCGCCCCTGGCGGGCTATTTCGAGCTGGCGGACGTGATCGAAAGCGGCCGGAACAGTGGCAAATGGAAGGTGACGGGCGTGGCGAATGCGTTCACCGCCGACGGGGTGCATGAGAACCAGGGAGGCTATCTGGAAATCCGGAACAGCGGGGCGATCGGGCCGGCGGCGTTCACCTGATCACCAGCTGTTGCGGTTTCCCCATTCGTCGGTGTCCGGTGGCGGGCCGGCAGGGCGCAGCGCGAGCGCGAAGAGGGTCGCGGCGCCGAATGTGAGCGCGAGCTGGAGGAGCAGGGGCCAGGTCATCGATTTCGGTGTGATGCGACGCCGGCAGTTCACAACGGCTTAATGCTCCAATTCGGGTGGGCGCAACTCGGCCGCCCTTCCCGGAATGGCGGGATGACGGTGCGGGCGGGGAACCCACCAATTCGGATCAAACTTAGCGGGAGCGGGTATGAGCATCCATTTGAAGGATCCGCAGGCGATCCTCGATTACGGCATTGATTGGCCGCCGAATTGGGTGGGCGATGCGGCCATTTCCTCCGTCCTGTGGGTCGTCACGCCTTCCGAGCCGGGCGGCATTGTCGTGCAGGATGAGGTTGTCGAGGACTTGCGAACCAGCGTGCGCCTGGGCGGCGGGGTGCCGGGGCATGTCTATCGAGTAGCGGCGAGCGTCATACTGTCGGACGGGCGGGCGGATGAACGGTCGCTGACGCTGCGCGTGGAGGAACGCTGATGGGCGCGGTGATGGAGGCGGCGGCCGCGCCGGTCGGGCTCGACGAGGTCAGGGCCTATCTGCGTGTCGAGCATGAGGCGGAGGATGGGCTGATCGCCGGGCTCGTGCGGACGGCGGCGGGCCTGTGCGAGGGCTTTACCGGACAGGCGCTGATCGCGCGCGAAGTGATCGAGACGGTGCCGGTTTCGTGCGAATGGCGGCGGCTGTCGATCGCGCCGGTGAGGTCGATCGAGGCGGTGGGGGACCTGCCCGTCGAGGCTTACGCAATCGACATCGACGCCAATGGCGACGGCTGGGTGCGGGTGACGCAGCCGGGGGCGCAAGCTCGGGTGAGCGTCACCTATCGGGCGGGAATGGCGGCGGACTGGAACGGCGTGCCCGAGGCATTGCGCCAGGGGATCATCCGGCTGGTCGCGCATCTCTATGCGCATCGGGATCGGGCGGACGACGAGGGGCCACCGGCGGCGGTGGCGGCGCTGTGGCGGCCGTGGCGCAGGATGCGGCTGCGATGAGCGGCCCTTCGACAGGCTCAGGGCGAGCGGAACTGGCGGGGGCGCTGAGCGAGCGCGTCGAGGTGCAGCGGCGCGCGGCCGAGCGAGATGCGCTTGGCGGCGCGGCGGGCGCCTGGGGCGCGGTCGGTTCGACCTGGGCGGAAATCGTGCCGGACGGGACGGGGGCGCCCGTCGCGGGGGAGGCGATCGAGGCGCTGCCGCGCTGGCGGGTGACGCTGCGTGCGGATGCCGATGTGGCGGTGGGCGATCGGTTGATCTGGCGCGGGCGGCGGCTGCGCGTGCGGGCGCGGACCGATGATCCGCGGCTGCCCGACCGGGTGCTGCTGCGGGCGGAGGAGGAGCGATGATGGAAAGGCTGCTGGCGCGGGGGAGGCGGATCGCGGCGGCGCGAGTGGAGCGGATCGTGGCGCTGGCCGAGGCCGTGGCGCGCGAGGAGCTGCCTGGGGATATATTCGTGGAGAAAACCGGGGATGGGCTGGTGATAAGCGGGAAAGGGCTGGGGATCAGGGTGATCCTTGACGTGCGGCTGCGCGGGCTCGGGGCTCTGCTGAAGGCGGTGGCGCGATGAGCGCTGCGGGCGTGGTGCAGGCGGCGGTGGTGGCCGCCTTGCGCGGTGGGCTGGGGGGCGTCGAGATCTTTGACGGGGTGCCGGCGCGGGCGGCCTATCCCTACGCGGTGATCGGCGAAGGCCTGTCTTCCGACTGGAGCCGCGGCGGATGCGCTGCGGGTGGATGCGGTTTTCTACAAGGCGGACGATCTGGCGGGGCTGATCTGGGAGGCGGAGGATCGGTTCGATCATCCGCTGCTCGCCTATGAGACGGCGCGCGATTTCCGGGCTTGCCGGCTGCGGTTTCGCTGGCGGTCGGGGGGCGTGATGCCGCTCGACGCCGTCAATGGCCCGACGCTGACGATCGAGGGGCGCGACGTGGAAGGGAGCCCGCGCGCCTGGTATGTGCGGCTGTGGAACTATGCGAGCGGCGATCCGGACGACGCCGAGATAGCGATCGACTTTGCCGATCTGGACGGTGGTTTCGCGCTGCCGGCCGACGCCGATCCGGTATGGGCGGGGGATATCGACCGGCTGTTCATATCGGTGGTGCCGCCGGGATATTCGGGTGCGGATGCGCCGTTGGCTGCTCCGGCGGAGGCCTGGGCCGAGCTGAGCGGGATCGTCTGCGAGGGGGCGGGGTCGGTTCTGGCGATCGGGGACGCGCTGGCGCCCGAGCATGGGCTGCGGATCGCGACCGGATACGACGACAGCTACAATGTGACGCCGGCGCGGATGCTGCGGAATATCGTGCAGCTCGGCTATCGCGGGCTCATCAACCATTATGTCGGGATGAGCCATTATTTCCGGCTCGAATGGAACGCGGGGGCCTCGGCCTTTCTGGTGAGCCTGGACGGGGGCGTGCTCAACGCGCCGTGCGCGGCGTGGCATGCGGACTTCGCGGCGCGGGCGGAGGGGCTGGGGTTCGGTCTGATCCTGTCGCTTTCCTATGAGCTGTTCGACGCGCATTGCTGGGGGGACTGGAAGCAGCGGGCGGAGGATGGCTCGCCGGGGCTGACGGGATGGTCGCCGCCTTCCGCGCTGTTGTCGCCGGCGCATGCCGGGGCGATGTCGTATCTGCAGCAGGTGGCGCGGGCGTTCGTCGGGATCGCAGTGACGGCGGGGCAGGCGGCGCGGTTCCAGATCGGCGAGCCTTGGTGGTGGGTGATGCCGGATGGACGGCCCTGCCTCTATGACGATGCGGCGCGGGCGGCGTTCGGAGGGAGCCCGGTTTCGATTCCCGATGTGCGGGGGGTGCTGGATACCGGGCAGACGGCGCTGCTCGATGAGGCGGGGGCGTTGCTCGCCGCCTCGACGGCGGCGCTGCGGGATGCGGTGAGGGACGAGGCGGCGGGGGCAGAGGTGCTGCTGCTCGTCTATCTGCCGACGGTGCTCAGCGCGCAGGCTCCGGAGCTGAAGCGGGCGAATGTGCCGATCGGCTGGGCGAGCCCGGCTTATGACGTGCTCCAGCTCGAGGATTATGACTGGGTGGTGGCGGGCGATCGGGGTTCGACCGCGCGGGGTTTCGCGGCGATGGCTGCTCGGCTCGGCTATCCTGTCGAGGAGCAGCATTATTTTTCGGGGTTCATCCTGAATCGCGAGGCCGCGCCGCTTTGGGCTGAAATCGATGCTGCGGCGGAGGCCGGCCGGGAGCGGGGGACGGCGGAGACCTTCGTCTGGGCGCTGCCGCAGGTGATCCGCGACGGATTTGTGCATTTCGAACTGGGGGAAGAGGCGGTGCAGGCTTTCGACGATGTGAGCTTCCCGATCGAGATCGGGCGAGAAGCGACGGTGGAGCCGGGCTTCTCGACCGCGATCGTGACGACCGCTTCGGGGCATGAGCAGCGCAATGCCGACTGGGCGGATGCGCGGATGCGGTTCGATGCCGGGCCGGGGGTGAGGTCCGAAGCGGACATGCAGGTGCTGATCGCCTTCTTCCGGGCGCGACGGGGGGCGGCGAAGGGGTTTCGTTTCCGCGATCCTTTCGACGACAGCTCGAACGGGATGACGGGCGCGCCAGCCTTCGGCGATCAGGCGATCGGGGTGGGGGACGGGATCGCGACGCGGTTTCCCCTGGTGAAGCGCTATGGCGAGGGCGATGACGCGCTGTTGCGGCGGATCACGAGGCCGGCGGCGGGGAGCGTGAGGGTCGCGGTCGATGGCGTTGAGGCTGTGGCCGGTTGGACTCTGGACGACGGTGGGGTGATCGCCTTCGATGTCGCGCCGGCGGTGGGTGCGGAGGTGACGGCGGGGTTCCGTTTCGACGTGCCGGTGCGTTTCGGGGAGGACCGGCTGGAGGTGAGCCGGGCGACCTGGCTGGCGGGCGAGGCGGCGTCCGTGCCGCTCGTCGAGATCCGCGAGGCGTTCGCGTGACCGCCTGGCTTGCGCCGGAGCTTACCAGCATTGCCTTTTGCTGGCGGCTCGACAGGCGGGATGGGGTGACGATCGGCTTCACCAGCCATGATCGCGACCTGATGGTGGACGGCCTCGTCTATCGCGCCGCGCCGGGGATGCTGCCGTCTGCGATCAGCCTGTCGGACGGATTCGACGTCGATACGCTTGACGTGTCGGGTGCGCTGACGAGCGACGCGATTACCGCCACCGATCTCGCGGCCGGGCGCTGGGACGGGGCGCGGGTGCGGCTGTTCGCGGTCGATTGGCAGGAGCCCTATGGGGAGCCGCTGGCGATGGCGCGCGGCGAACTCGGTGATGTCGGGATGCGCGATCGGGCGTTCACGGCAGAGCTGAGGGGGCCGACCGCGCTGCTAGAGCGGCCGGCGGTCGAATATAGTTCGCCGGAGTGCCGAGCGGAGCTGGGGGACAAGAGGTGCCGCGTCGATCTGGCCGGCCGGACACGGATCGCGCGGGTGATCGGCGTGGCCGGGGCGGTGACCCTGAGCCTGGATGTCGAGGAGGCGTCCGCCAATGCCTATTCCTACGGGCGACTGCGCTGGATCGAGGGGGCGAACAGCGGTCTTTCGAGCTGGATACTCTCATCTGAAGGCGATGCGATCGTGTTGCGCGAGCCGCCGCTGTTCGCGATCGGGGCGGGCGTGCGGGTGGAACTGGTCGAGGGGTGCGACAAGGCCTTCGCCACGTGCCGCGGGCGGTTCGGGAATGCGGACAATTTCCGGGGCGAGCCGCATCTGCCGGGGAGTGACCTGCTGACGCGCTATCCTGGGGCGTAGGCCATGTATCCAGGCAGTGACATCGCGCGTCGCGCTCGCGCGTGCGTCGGGGTGCCGTTTAGGCCGCAGGGGCGGGATGCGCAGCGGGGGCTCGATTGCATCGGCCTGGCGGGCTTCGCGTTCGGGGTGGAAACGCCGCGCGACTATCGACTGCGCGGCGGGGATGCCGGCGAGGTCGAGGGGCGGATCGCCGCGCTGGGGCTGGCGCGGATCGACGCGCAGGCGGCTCGTGAAGGCGACCTGCTGCTGCTCCAGGCGGCGCCCACCCAGCTTCATTTCGCGGTGATGACGGCGGACGGCTTTGTCCATGCCGACGCACGGCTGCGCCGGGTGGTCGAGACGCCGGGGCCTCCGGGCTGGCCAATCATTTCCGCATGGCGACAGGAAGGTTGAGATGGCGACATTGGTGCTGACGACCGTGGGCACGCTGGTCGGCGGGCCGATCGGCGGCGCGATCGGATCCTTGCTGGGGCAGCAGATCGACCGACGGCTATTCGCGCCCAAGGGTCGGCAGGGGCCGCGGCTCAACGATCTTGCGGTGCAGACCTCCACCTATGGCTCGCCGATCCCCAAGCTGTTCGGCCGGATGCGGGTGGCGGGCACGGTGATTTGGGCGACCGACCTGATGGAGCACAGCCAAAGCTCGGGCGGCGGCAAGTCCGGGCCGAAGGTGACGACCTACAGCTATTCAGTGTCCTTCGCGGTGGCGCTGTCGGCGAGGCCGATCCGGGCGGTGCATCGCATCTGGGCTGACGGCAAGTTGTTGCGGGGTGCCGGCGGGGATTGGAAGAGCGAGACGGGCTATCGGCTGTACCTCGGGGGAGAGGATCAGGCGGTCGATCCGCTGATCGCATCGGCGGAAGGCGCGGAGGGCACTCCGGCCTATTGCGGGACCGCCTACGCGCTGTTCGAGGATTTCCAGCTTGCCGATTATGGCAATCATATTCCGTCGCTGACCTTCGAGGTCGAGGCCGATGAGGGGCCGGTTTCGATCGGGGCGATCGCGACCGCGCTGGCGAGCGGCGCGGTGGCGGGCGAGACGGGCGCGATGTTGGGCGGCTATGCGGCGAGCGGGGACAGCGTTCGCGGCGCAATCGAGACGCTGGCGGCGGCGGTGCCGATGTCGGTGGTCGACGATGGCGCGGTGCTGCGGCTGAGCGACGCGGTTCCTGCGCCCGTTGCTGTTGCCGCCGACGAGCAGGGGGCGAGCGCCGAGGAGAAGGGCGGCCCACGCGTCACCACCGAGCGAACGGCATCGGGCGCGCTGCCGGATGAGGTGGCGATCGCTTATTATGAGCCAGCGCGCGATTATCAGACCGGGCTGCAGCGCGCGCGGCTCGGCGGGCCGGGGCGGCGCGTCGAGAAGCTCGAGCTTCCCGCGGCGCTGACCAGCGAGGAGGCGAAGGCCATCGCCGAGCGGCGGCTGGCCGAAAGCTGGGCGGGGCGCCGGACCGCGACCTTGGCGCTTCCCTGGCGGCGAATGGACTTGCGCCCCGGCGGGCATATGCTGCTGGCGGACGCGCCGCTGCCATGGCGGATCGCCGGATTCACGCTCGACCATATGGTGGCCGAGCTGAAGCTCGCGGGGGTCGCTGCGGCCGCGACATCGTCGGCGGGTGCCTCGCCGGGCCGGTCCACGTCCGATCCGGACGAGGTGCATGGCGCGACCGTGCTGGCGCTGCTTGACCTGCCGCCGCTGGATGCCCTTCCGGCGGGGAGCCCGCGTATCTGGGTAGCGGCAGCGGGCGCCGCTCCGGGGTGGCGCAGGGCTTCTTTGAGCATCAGCCTTGATGCGGGAGCGAGCTGGACGGGGATCGGCACGACGGCGCAGCCGGCGATCATCGGCGCGGCGACCGGCATTCTCGCGAGCGGGAGTGCCGCCCAGTTCGATCGCGTCTCTTCGGTCGAGGTTGAGCTGGCGCATGAGGAGATGTGGCTGGAGAGCCGCGATGACCGCGCGCTCGTCGGCGGCGCGAATTGCGCCATGCTCGGAGACGAGCTCATCCAGTTCGGACAGGCCGAGCCGAGCGGGCCGGGCCGGTTCATGCTGTCGCGGCTGCTGCGCGGGCGGCGGGGGACCGAGTGGGCAATGGGCAGCCATGTCGCAGGCGAGCGGTTCGTGCTGCTCGATGCGGCGACATTGCTGCCGGTAGAGCTTGGGCGTGAGGCGATCGGCGGGCCCGTGCGGATCATGGCTAGCGGGGTGGGCGATGCTGCGCCGGTGGAGGCTTCGCTCGACTTTGCGGGGCGGGCGCTGCGGCCGCCGGCACCGGTGCATCTCAGATGCGAACGGCTCGGCGACGGCACGATCCGCATCGGCTGGACCAGGCGCAGCCGGGTCGGCTGGGCATGGCTCGACGGCGCGGACGCGCCGATCGGCGAGGAAGGCGAGCGCTATCGGCTGAGCCTGGCCCCTTCCGTGGGGGCGGGGCGCACGGTCGAGGTGGCGACGCCCGGCTATGATCACGGGCCGGCGGAGCAGGCTGCGGACGGATCGGCGGGGGCGGGCGTGCTGACGGTGTCCGTCGCGCAGCTCGGCAGCGTGGCGCCCTCGTCTCCGCCGGCGACCGGGGTGTTTTCGGTCTGATCCCGAGAGGGGTCAATTCAGTTAAAGGCAAAAGGATCGACATGGCGGATATGAGCGCGCGCTTCGGCCTTCCCTTCATTCAGGCGGGGCAGGCGCAGAAAGAGATTTTCCACAATGAGGCGCTGGCGCTGATCGACGCGGCGCTGCACCCGGTGGCGCAGAGCGCGGGGGATAACGATCCCCCATCCTCGCCTGTCGCAGGCCAGTGCTGGATCGTCGGCGCCAGCCCGACCGGAGCATGGGCCGGACAGGCGAGCGCAATCGCGGCCTGGACCGAAGGCGGCTGGCGTTTCGTCGCGCCGAAACCGGGAATGCTCGTGTGGGTAATCGCCGAGGGCTGTGGGCCCGTAAGGCTGGCAGCGGCTGGCTGATCGGCGACATCGCCGCGGCCTCGATCAGCGTGGCGGGCGAGCAGGTGGAAGGGCCGCAACAGCCGGCGATCGGCGATCCCGCAGGCGGCGCCACGATCGACGTGGAGGCGCGGGCGGCGATTGCCGCGCTGCTGGCGGCGGCGCGGAGCCATGGCTTGATTGCCACATAAGGATTTTTTTTGACTCCCCGAGAAACTTCGGAGCCGTAACGGAGTTTAGCGACGCGTCTGTTCCGCTGCATCAACGTTGCTGGCCAACTGAGACGTTTCGGCAACAGATCAGAGTTATGCGCGCTTGCGCGGATACTCCGCATTGGTTAGGTACACCAGCGTCCCGCTCCGGGAGCCGTTTGAAAGGGGATGGATATGCGTAAGCTCGCC